ACATTCTGAAGAAACTAAGAAAAAGATATCAAAGAATCAGATAGGCAAAACAATGCCTGCTAAAACAGATGCCCAGAAAAAAATAGTATCTGAAAAATTAAAAGGTAGAGTGATGTCTGAAGAAACTAAAAAACGTATGTCTGAATCTCGCAAAATATATTGGGATTCTAAAAAACAAAATCATTGATATTTTGTTTTTTCTATCGTAAAAGGATAGTGTGCTTCTTTATAGAATTTCTTACGTTCTGTTAGATGTCTCTTGGCATATTTTGATGCGGCTGTGAGGTCCCAGATTTGTACGAAGTCTTTGTCTTCTGCTTTCCTAATACCACGTCCAATAGATTGGATAACGCGAGTAAAGCTCTTTCCGGATTCCAACAAAACCAAATTAAAGATACGAGGAATATTAATACCCACAGCGGCCACACCATAAGTCGCCACAGTAATCTTATTGTCATTTGTTGCATGTCCTTTGTACTCCTCTTTACGATCTTTTCCCTTAACTTCGCCTGAAATAAACACAGCGCCTTCTATCATTTCTGTTAATAATTTGCCTGTATCAATCCTATTGACTAAGATTAATGTATTGCCTGAATCTGCGATGCCTTGAACAAGTTTACTAAAATATTGCATCCTATCTTTGTTAGTGACAAGATACTTTAATTCTTCTTGATATGATTTAAACTCTGGTAAGTCTATTAGTTGTAACACATTTACATGTAAATTGCTAAGAATTCCCATCTCTTGTAATTCGTGTGCTTTGATGCCTCCGACCACTGGGCCAATGCTGGCAAAAATGGGTTCTCTTTCAAACGCATCTTTAGGTACTGTACCAGTTAGTCCCCAACGTATAGGTGCATTACATAGATTCTGTGTGAGTAAATTCTTCAACACTTCTGCCTTGGCCATGTGTACTTCGTCAACTATGACAGTCTGGACACCATCGAGAAATTCTGCCAATGTTAGTGCAAGATCAGCATCCCAGTTTTTACTTTTCTTATCTAAAATATTAAGACTTTGCCAGGTACATATAGTGTGAGTTTTACCTATATCTTTACGATCACCATAGTAAACTCCAACATCTAACCCAACGTTTACAAAGTCTTCTTCTGTTTGTGTGACTAGATCTTTATTAGGAACTATGACTATTGAACGTCCATATTTTTCAGCACAATGCGCCAACGTTGCTGTCATAATAGTTTTGCCAGCACCTGTTGCAACTTCTTGTAGTGCTTGTGTATTGGTGAAAAAACGGTTAACAACTTCAACCTGATCTTCACGCAGTACAATAGGTTCTCCAGCAAATCTATGACCTTCTGGCCACACTTTTCCCTGGTCTGCCCAATAGTTTGTAGTCACCGGTTCGAACTGAATTTTACTAGTTTTTCTGAGATCGTCTATTTCCTCTACTTCAATATTTTGATTGTAAAGTATTTCAAGTATCTTTTCTAACTGGCTCAAATAACCGTTACCACCAAGACCAAATAGACTGACTTTTCCATCCCACCGACCTAGTTTATAAGCTGGTCTATAACGTGCCGTAGGATCCTCATACTTGAATGTTGCGACTAATTTCTTGCGAATTTCTAAAGGCAAATTTTCAAGTTTTATGTTGACTTCGTCACGAATTACTAATTTTACACTCATCGTCCAATCACCTTGCCTTCGAACATTGTAGGCTCATCTGCCCACTCAATTATGCAATCACAGCAGTTGGCATACACTGAAGTTTTACCGTGACGTAGCCCCATTTTTGTATCTAAGGTTATTACACTCATTGGCCGCCACGCATTTTTTAGGAAAAATTTCGGTAATTTTCCACTCATTACACCGGCCACGATTGTGTCATTTGTTAAGTTATAATTATACTGTTTTTCTGAAATAAATTCATTAAATTTCTTACCCAATTCATCATTAGCCAATCTAAAATAAATTCCAGTGTGGTCAAAAATTCCATTTTTTTCCAGGGCATCTGACAAAATTTCGAGATTTTCTAGGTACTTGTTATTGACCATTGTATCGAATACAACCAGCAACGGTAGTCTTCTTAATTTTATCAAACTTTCAATAATTTCGGATAAACTGTGTTCATGTTTGTTGACCCATACTCTTGATTTTTCTCGATGAGCAATACTTTCGGTCAAATTTTCACCGATTTTTCTGGCAATTTCTGGTCGATATTGGTACCGCATACTTCGGTCAATAATTATGTTTTGATCAATGGCGGTCTCGACCCCTAAGTCGTTAGTAATGTGTTTTTGGAAGTTGGTATTACTAATATTACCGATTAAAAATTGGTCACGAATTTCGTCTTCGGACCAAGATTTTATGGTTTCATAATGATTTTGTATCAGTTGGTCAACATCAAATTTGAATGGTTTTAGAAGTTCAAGTAAAAATACAATATTACGTTCTGTTAGGTCTGCGACATATTTTTTACCATCATCCTTGGTCAAAAAGTTTTCAATATTTTTAGCGTTGTCTACTAAAATTTTACGAATTTGTGAAGAAAATGTAAAATCTATGGCCAATAGCATTTTTTCTTCATGGTCCGTGGTCACATACATTTTTCTTACCTGTTCAACCACTCTGAACGTCTTCGACCACTGAGGATCGCGATTGGCTTCAAAAATTGCCTCGGAAAATTTCGATATTTTTTTGGAATTTTCTTGGAGAATTTTAAGAATTAGCCGACCTTGATTCTCAGTGATGTAGTTATGCGAAGAAATTGACGAAAATAAACTCAGCAGAGTATTATACTCTTTTTTAGGCAAATTTGCCTGAGAATAATTGTCTGGTTCGTCAAGAATATTTTTTAATAATGTATCTACGTTCATATGTGTTAGTATACACTTACTTTTTTCAAAGGTCAACCGGTTAGAAAAAAATAGGCCTCATATTATTTAAGGCCTATGGTCATAATTTTGGACAAATTAGTTATATGCTTGCATCTTCCATACCAGCAACACGTAATTTTACAATATTTGTAATTTGCCACTGTTTTTGATCAAGTGCTTTAGTAATACCTAACCACTTATTTCTTAACAGGGCAAATTCATTGATAATTTTTTCAAAGTCGACTACGTCTGCTTCACCTTCGACGAATTTTTCACAATCTCTGCTACTAAGAGCACGTTGATAATTCTCTAAGTATTTACGAAAGTGTTGGCTCTTTAGACGACGTAGTTCAATGTTAAGATACTCTAGTATTGCTTCGATTTCCTGTAATTGCATGAATCGTTGTTCAACGATGCCGGGCATTGCAGCCGCGGCACGTTCAACATTTCCACTAATCTTACATTCTTTCTTAGCTTCAACTAATTCGCTTTCAAAGAATTCAGCCGCATCTGGTATGTTACTAATATCTTTTGAAACCTTAGAATACCATCCCATTAAAACTCCAATTCGTCGTAATCGTCATTGTCTTTTTCTTCGTCAACCTCATCAAGATAATATTCTATTGCATTATCTAATATGGTGTCGACGCCAGTAACCGCCTGCATGACTCTGTCAGGAACACCAAAATCTGCTAGTAGATCGACATATCGTTCTGCCGCCGCTTCTAGTTGTTTTTTATCAATGTACTCAGTAAAGAATACCCAGATATCGCTAATTTGTGTTTCAGTCAACATTATCTTCTATCTCCTCAGGAATGGTTGTTGGTTTAACTTTTAAATGATAATTTTGCATTATCATATCTAATTTATCATCTTTCCATTCTTTTCGGTAAAATAAGAATTCTTCACCGGAGGTTGGGTCAACATATTTTAATCTGTTGCCTTGTTGTACAAGTATACCTTGTTTTTCTAACATATCAACCATACCGCTGTAAGGATTCATACCTGTTTCATATGGAATCTTAATTTGTACAGTTTCAAAAGGTTTGGCATAACGTGTCTTCATAATCTTACATGCCGCACGAATACCATTTACTTCTGATGTCTTGTTGCCGTCTTCGTCTTCTTTCAATTTCAACTTCTTCATAGCAACTACGATAGAACTTGCGTATACGAAGCCTTGTCCGCCTGAAATTTTGTCATCTGGATCAAACATGTCTTGGCTTGCGTATGTGTGGTTAGTAGCAACTAGACCAACATTTAAATTACCAAACATATTAACACAATTACGAACAAGTGCTGTCAATGCTTTAGGTTTACGACCCATGTCACCTTTCAAATCACCTGCTTCAAACTGATTAACGTCAGTTGGAGTTAGTAACATACCAAGGCTGTCTATGACAAAGAGGACCTTCGGACGGTCAGTCATTTCCTTGTATTCTTTACAAAACTCATTGATAGTTTTGGCAACATCGTCGATCATTGCCATGTTGAGTTTAAGAAGTTTTTCTTCTGATGTATCAACACCTAAATCGTGTAACCACTTTTCATCAAGTGCGTTTTCGCTATCAATCAAAATAACGTAGATACCATCTTTTTGTGCATTACGGATAAGATTACCTGAACAGATAAAACTCTTACCAGCACCGGACTCGCCAGCAAATACAGTAACTTTACCCAGTGGAACTCCTCGATGGAAATCGCCACTAATTAGATAGTTAAGCGTATAATTGCCTGTACTAATCCAGTCTGTCGGGTCGTTAAACCCAACGCCAAGACCATCGATACTCTTGGTCAAGGTCTTTCTAAATTTCGATAGATCGAAGGCTTTTGTAGCCATAAGTTAATTCTCCTAAAAAAGATAACTAGGGCGTACAACTAGGTTGCAGAGGCCCAAGCCAAGTGTTTATTGCTTTTGACGATTGCGAATCATTGCCAAGATGTCTTGGGCACGTGAATCGCCGCCGGCATCTGAGCTAGCTTCAGCTTTAGGAGCAGGTGCTGCCTTAGCCACTGGAGCTGGTGTTTCTTCATCATCGATGTCATCTGCTACTGGAGCCGATGCTTTAGGAGTTGCCTTGTTAGGATCACCAGTATTTTGGCTCATACCGGCTGGTTTGAAATATTGACCCCAACGATCCATATCATATGGCTCGCCGTCAACTGATGCTTCAAACATTTCCTTCATAACTTTCAATTCAACTTCGCCTGGTTTCTTAGGCAAGAAGTCTGTCAAGTTAAATAATCCAAATTTATCTTTGGCCGCAGTTTCAGCATCGCTTAGTGGACGCTCACGACGTGCCCAACTAGAAGTTGAGTAGTCAGCGTATCCGCCCTTGCTTGTTTTCTTCATGCGATAGTCTAAGCCATGCACGTAGTCAGTTGGCAAATCTTCCAACTCTGGATCGACAAGTGCCGCACGAATTGATTGGAAAATCTGTGGACCGATAATGAAACGGCGAATTGGATTTTCTGGTTGATCTTCAGCTTTTTCACCTAGTCCGTCTTCAACAACAAAACCTTGGAAAATATAACTGCGTTTCTTCCAGTATTTACGACCCATGTCTTCTAATGCTGGGTCTTTGAACCAACCACGTACTTCTGTAAGGATTGGGCAAGTGTCGCCATACATTTCAACGCATGGTACTTGTACTGTGATGTTTTTGCTTTC